CCGCAGTCAATATACGACGCTCTCGTCGTGAGACGTGGTGAAAGTAAGAATCCTGTTATTGCGGATGTGGAACGCATTTTGAATGCAGAAGGAATCGAGAAAGCCTTTCTCAAGGCCCCCATATTGTTCAAGCTACTGAGTGGAGAAATTGGTGGTTGTGGAACCATAACATCTACAACAGCAATAGGACAGGCGAGGAACTTTCAAACTTTGTTCCCCCTAGTCCATGAAGATGGAAAACCCGTGGGACGTAGTGTCGCCCCACCCTTGGTTACCGAGCCAGCATTCGTGCCATCGAAATCGTACAACAACGATGTAGCAACGATAACTGGCAGAATTGACAAGATCAGAAATGACAAAATCACCCCTGCAGATTGGAAGACCTACGATACGGAACTAGCAGAATTCATTGTTCCGAAAGAACTCGCTGCAACTGGAACTCCATATACATATGAACACGTTATGGAACTACAGAATAAACCTGCACAACGAGGTCGTAGTGAGCAGATAAAATCTACTGTTGCGTTAGAGTGTCTCAATAAGGTGAAGGCTTTTATCAAGGCCGAACCTTATGGATCCATTACTGACCCTCGAAACATCAGCACAGTTGACCCCTCACACCAGTTAAGCTACAGTTGCTTCACTCTTCCGTTCAAAGAGGACTGCCTTAAAGGTAAGCCATGGTTCGCTTCGTCGATGACACCGACTGAGTTAACGAACCGTGTGCGTGAGGTTTGCCAGCATCAACATGGCGTCATTGTCTCGGATTATTCCAGACTTGATGGCCATATATCAGCAAGTGATAAACAATTCAAGGAACATGTTTACCAACGGTGGAATGGTTATTCACATCGTGCCGCATTGTCTAAAATCTTAGCGGCCGATCGTAACCCTAAGGGGGTTACTGCGCAGGGTCACAAGTATGACCCGGGATATTCACAACTAAGCGGATCACCAGGAACTACCAACGATAACAACCTGGTCACGCTTCGACATGATTACATTGCACTAAGATTACTCGGCAATGAACCTGAGATGGCATGGCAATTGGTCAATCAATGGGTGCTAGGCGCATCCGATGACCGTATACGAGCTAATTTGCCAGGCCTAGCAGAAATGCTTGAGCAGGTAGCATCAAAACTTGGGCACGAACTGAAATCTGTGGTTCTACAGCCACTCCAAGGTAGCCCAGTGCCATTCCTCGGACGCATATATGTCAGTCCTGCAACGCATCTAGATTCCGTACAGGATCCAGAAAGAACGTTGGCAAAGCTCCATTTGACCATGTCACCTGACACTGTTTCATCCAAACAGGCCTTGTTTAACAGGGCATTTGGATAC